CGGGTGTCCTTTGGCAAGAAGTCTGAGTACATTTACTCTGGGGTTGATACTAATGGCCCACCAGAGAAAGCATTACATCAACGTGACGTGAAGCTGATCAAGTACCTCGCCAAGCATAAACATTACTCACCGTTTGGACATGCGTTTGTATCATTCCATGTGGTTTGCCCTATCTATGTACATGCGCAGCTAGAGAAGCATAAATTTCTCAGAGTAAATACCGTCAGCCGCCGCTATGTGGATACACCACCTGCGTTCTATCTCCCTGACCCGTTCCGCTATAAGGCAGAGGATAAAAAGCAGGGCAGTACAGGCAATGCCAATGAAGCTGTGATGAAAGATGGTTTTGATCATGTTTTGGCTGATCATATGGAACAGTCCAAGAAGCTGTATCAGGAAATGATTGACCGAGGTATTGCCCCTGAGTTGGCCCGTGGCTGGCTACCACAAGCAGCTTATACGGAGTTTTATTGGAGCGGGAGCCTAGATGCCTTTGCAGCAATGGCTAACCTTCGGTGCAAGGAAGATACACAGTATGAGACACGTTTGGTAGCCGATCAGGTATCTACTATCATGCAAGACCTATTCCCTGTATCATGGGAAGCACTAATCGAAGGACAAGACAATGACTGATACTGTAGGTGAAATGAAAGTGACAGACTTCAAAGAGCATGAAGATGGTAGTGCCACTGTAGAGTTCGATATGGACGATACAACAGCAGCCTTGGCTCAAGAGCTTGGACTAAAGTTGTTGATCTATTGTGGTGCAACAGGTACTGACATTGATTATGTGTTCGACAGTATCTTAGGAAAGGAAGACAAGCATGACTAGTATGGTATATCATATAGACAAAATTAAACCCGAAGAGAACGAGGTTGTCGTATTCATGTGTGAAAAGGGTGGCCGTATTTACCTTGTCACAGGGTGCTATAGCGAGGGAGAACTCTTTTTGGGGATGCTTTATCATGATGTAGTAGTGGAGGTTGGGTTTGACAGCTTTAAACACTGGATGCCTCTCCCATCACTACAAGATTCTCCCGCATGGACAAAGTGTGTGTCATGTGGTGGCCCTGCATTGGCTGATATGTGTGGGTTTTGCTTGGAGGAAGAATAATGAGCCACGAAGAAATATTAAGGATGTGTCGTTCTCTTGCAAGAAAGTACAATGACCCACAGGAATATGATGACCTAGTACAGGAGGGTGTCATCAAGGTGTTGTCTATGATAGAAGCGGGGAGGACAGATAAACGTCTGTTATACTCCCATGCTCAATCAGTAATGAACCATTATTACAATCTTGGAAGACGACCTGTTTATATTCCCGCAGGGGGGAATGCACACTCAATGACAGCAGGGCAGCAAGCTAGTAACTGGACTTCTTTAGCATTACAAAACGCCTTGTATGGAGAGACTATTGAACCTGTGGAGTATGTATCTGAAGCACCATCAACAGAGGGTATATTCGAGCAAAAAGAGTACCTTGATTATGTACTTAAGGTTGCAAGCAATGTTTTAAGTGAGTTAGAGTTAAATATTATACACTTGAGGTATTGGCAAAATTTATCACAAGATGAGGTAGGTGTAATACTTAACAAAAACAAGATGTGGGTATCCAGAAAGGAAATTAAGGCACTTGAAACAATCCGTAACAATTTGTGATGTTACAACATTGGTAAAAGGTCGTTATAAGTAAGTGTCCCCTTTAGTTATAACTTAAGTTATCTGCTTAAGTTTACTAAAACTACTAGAAAAGGAAACATAAGTTATGGATGATGATGCAAGCTTTCTTGGCATTGATATAAGTGGTAGCCAACCTAAAGTCGAGACACCTTCGAGTGGGTTAGGTCACAACAGTGAGACTACGATTATCGGTCGTGTTAAATCTACGATTGAAAGTCTTGTTAAACTTGAGGAGGAACATGAGGAGGCAATTCAAACTC